TTTTTGAGTTCGTCCTTTGAAGAAACAAAGTCACCATTCATAATTCTGGAATCTTCGTCTTTTAGCAATTCAGCAAAGACTGGGTCGATTACAAGCCATCTTCCCTCTTTATCAACAAACTGTTGGTCAAGCTTTCTTGACATTCTGTTGATGACAGCTAGAGGTGTAGCATGTGCAGCAGTGGTATTAACACCGTCACCCATACCTCTTGGCTGAACAACAATAGAGTTGTTTGCTGAACCACCGTTAAAGTCGGCAGCGTCTACTAGCATAGAGCTAAGTAGTTCGTCTGATCCTGCAGTTGACACAGCTTTTGTACCGTTAACTACATCGTTAGCTGTCCCTGCTACAGTGTTCAAAGAAGACTGCTTAAACCCTGATAGGTAGCCTAAAACTTCCTGATCGTACTGATCTGAAAGTCTGTAAGCAGCTCTATCGGAAGCTAGAGATTGGAAGTTGACATGTGAATGAGCTTCCTCAATGTCATCAACTTTAAATGCAAAGTAGTTTGCTTTGTCAACAACTAGAGAGAAATCCTCATCGTCCAAGTCCTGAGGTGTGATTTGTGTGCCACGAGCATACTGTTTTACAGTAATCTCTGGCTCTTTGATAATTTTAACGGTATCACCCATCTGACTAATCTCACCAAAATAATCAGAGTTTGTGATACCTTCCACAACAGATGACTTACGGAAAGCAAGCTGTACCTGTTTGGAATATATGACAGGACTAAAGTTACCATTAGGTAAACTGGTATGCCCTGCAGCAGTTTGAAAAGCCATAGTCGTTCCTCCTTACTTTTCAAGGTCACAGATACAAATTACAATTCTGATTCGGGGCTAATTTAATTCTAGGTGCAGTTGTACACACTGGGCTAGACAAACTAGGTAAGTCTCATCGCATTGTCTTTTGTGATAAAAATACATACTTTAGGTGTCCATAAAGGGGCTATGTGTATGTATTTACGTATTATACATAGTTATATGTATAAATTTTTAAATGTCAACTTTTTTATCGTGCAGATCCAGAAACATCGTATACAAACTTACCTGTCTGTATTGCTTCCATAATCTCCTCTTGTCGTTTCTCATACTCCTGTGCTGACATCTTTTGTACTTGTGATTCCCTCAGATATGATGACTGATCATTAGTCTGAGGTTTAGATCGTGATGCTTTGGTATTTGTAGCAAATGCAGCATCCTTTGATGTGCTTGCTTTCTTTTTAGTAATACCCATATCAGCTTTATATAGGTCTATAGCACGAGCTGCAGACTTTGCATCATCATCATTTTCATAAAGAGCTTGCTGTACCCACTTAGGTTGATCTTCAGCCCAGTTATGAAACTCATCGTCCTCACGTATCTCTACAAAGTCAGGATGTAGCTTCAGTAATTCTACCTCTGCTTTCTCCTTGGTGGCAGACTCTTGCATCTCGTTTATCTTTTTAATCCTGTCCTCAAGATCTTTAGATTGCTCCTTAGATTTTTTGATAGCTATAGTTTCAACTATTGCTGCTACGTCAGGATGTTTAGTTGCCCATGCTTCTAAGTCCTCGTCTGACTTTGGTAGCTTGATTTCTTTTTTAGTAACTTCATCAAGCTGTGTTTTTAAACTGTTTATCTGCTCTTGCAGATCAGCTTCCTTTTGTTGTGAGTGTCTTCTAAGATCACCATAGCGTTTCTTAAAAGTTCTCTCCTCTGCAGATGTAGGTTCAGCTTCTGCTTGTCCCTCTTCTGTCACTTCACCTTTTTGCTCTGCGATTAGTTGATTTAATTCCTCTTCGTCTTTTTTTATTTTATCTTCTCGTGAATACTTACGAGATGCTAGAGACATTACTTTTTTTGGTGTTGTCTCTTGTACCATTACTTTTGCTTCTGCCATTTTACTTACCTTTCGTTAGGGCTAACTGTATGCCATGTTAGTGGGGAGTTAGGTAGCCAACATATTGTGAACTTATTTTTTAGAAGCTAGTCCACCCTTCTTCATTCTTTTTGGTTTAACTTTAGGTTTAGCTAAACCACCCTTCTTTAATCTCTGTGGCTTCATAGGTTTAGTAGGTACACCACCTACGTAAAATCCACCATAAAATCTGTCAGGATCACTTTCAAAAGATTCTACTTTACTTTGTGTAAAAGCATCTGCTTGTTGTTGTGTGTCAAGCGATGGCTGTTCATAACTAGGAGTTGGAGGTTGATAACTGGGGCTTTGAGGATCAAATGATGGATCATATGTTCCTGTTTCTTCTCTATCGTCATCATCAGATGGAGTTGGAGTGAAAGCAGGAGTCTGCTCTATCTTTTCACTTTGTTCTACTCCTAGTTTTTTCTCAACTTTAGGTCCAAAGAATTTCTCTCCCAATGTTCTCTTATCTCTCATTCGTTCTTCTCTAGCTTGCTTTTGATCTTTAGGATCAAAACCGTAGTCAGGAACAAATTGATCCTCAGGCAAAGCAAATGGATCTTTATCAGGATCATATGGTGTAGCCGACACTGATCCTACTGATTTTACCTCTGCCCTTTTAGCAGGAAATGTAGCAGTCGCTGCTCCACTCTCTCTTAAATAATCTGCATCAGGGTCAACTGTAGCAGGTTGTACACGTTGTCCTTCACCAAACTCAGATACAGCACCATAATTAAAGTTAGTAGGAGTTGTTATAGAAGGATCAGTGCCTATTGTTTCAAAATCACCTCTATCAATATTAGAAGGCTGAACTCCAGTATCTTTTGTGCCAAACGTGCCAGACTCAGGAAGAGTTTTCGGATCTATCTCTTTCCAAGTTTGTTCTATTATATCTTTTTGATTAAGAATTTCTGCTGCATTTTTAGGAAATACACCATTCTTAATGGCATTAGCTAAATCTTTTGATAGTATATCAGAGTTTGGTCCTTTTGACAAGCCTAATTTTTCGCCTATTTTAGATAATAAACTTACAGGTCCTACACCATTTTCTTTAGCAAGTTTTCTAGCATCTGTTATTCTTTTTATTAATCCTGCATCTTTTAACTTACCTGTAGATATTAACTCTGCAAGTTTTTTCTCTGTGTTTACAAAACTATTAGGTCCGTTTCTAATGCTCCATTGTTGAGCTAAAGCTAATCCTGCACCTACAAGAGGACCAAAGAGTATCCCTGCACCATAGGATGCATACCTAGCCATCGGGCTAGTAAACGATTCATAATATGCCACTAGCTCTTCAGGAGACATTTTATTTATGTCAACAGACTTTACCTCTGGCATATCTGGTTGTTGCAATGCCCTGTCAAGAGGGGTGAGAGCAGGATCGTATGTGCTACCACCACCTCCACTATCTGTAGTAGCTCGTGCTGTAGATGGGGATGAAACAACTGGTGACTCATCTAAGCTATATCCTTCAGGAATAGGTGCTTGTGGTTTGTCTCCAATAAACGGTATGTACATAACTTTACCATCTGCATTGACATATCGCTTCATGGTTATGTCACCAAATATACCACTTAGCACAGCCGTTTCCATGTTCTTCTTATCTTCTTCTGTATATGTAGGAACGTTTATATTTTGTGTTGCAAATCGTGGATCAGCTGCCAGACCACCAACGTTAAACTTAAACGCAGGTTCATCTCCTGTTTCTATATCGTCCATGTTAAACGGCATATCATCAGGAAGTGTAGCTTCTTCGCTGTTACCCATCTGTCCCATATCTTCCATCTTCTTTAGTCCCTGCTTTGCTTCTTGACGCATCTGCATTAACAGATCTAATCCCCAATAACGCACTACGTCAGCAGGAAAGATAAACTCTCCTTCGCTTAACATTGCAGGTATATCATCTCGTACTTCTTTTTCTAGTGAGCCAATAGGTACATCGTTACCTGATACAGGATCTTTACCACCACCCTGATCACGTAGTCCACCATCTTCAAATAAGTCCATCTGTTGCTGTTCCATAATTAAAACCTTCCACCTAAGTCCATTGATTCACTTGCTCTAATATTAGATTTCAAATTTCTTCGATCCCTAAATTTTTGTAGTTGTCTCTGCAGAAAGTTTTTTGTTCCCTCTCCAGATGATCTATCTATTTTTAACTTATCATAAAACCCTTCGTCTAAACTTCCCTTTGCTATTCCTCTTGCATCAAAGGTAGGTCCACCTCTAGGATTTCTGTCATACAATCTTTCTTTGGCTAACTCTTCTAAGTTAGGTAACTCATCTGTTATTATGTTAAATATATTTAATGCAAGCTGTGCATGATCCTCTCTAGGCACGTTTGTTATTCTATTTAATATATGCCTAGGAGGTTTTCCCCCTGCTCTAACAATACGATTTACATTATTTTCTAATGAATCTTCTTCGTTAAACATATCTGCATACCTTGCTTTATAGTTTCTTAAATCTGCATCTCTTTCAGCAAGTGTTCTTTGTAAATACGTTTCAGAATCAAACTTAGCACCTGATCTTATAGCATCATTCTGTTCAGTCAATACTTCATTAGATAGTTGAAAATAGTTGTTTTCTGGAGAAGGGTTTAATAAATCAAATAAAACTTCGCCTGTTCTTTCACCATACTTCTTAACAACATAGTCTCTATCATTTTCATAATAGTTTTGTAATATTAATATGGCTCTATGAATAGCTTCATGTTCAGGTGTAGGATTTTCTGCATTTAAAGTATACATTCTCTCTAACTCAGGATGAGGAAGTGAAGATGGTGGTGTGTCTAGTGGATCTTTTTCTGATCTTATTCTTCTTAATGCTCGTATCTTCTTTCCCTCTTCAGGGTCATTTGTTAATGTTATAGTCATATCTGATGGACGAAATGATCCTTGCGATCTTTCGTAGGCTTCGTCTGCCTTTACTACTTTTGGATCAGGCATCCCTGTGCCATCACTTGCACTGTAGAATCCTAGCTTACCTAAAGCTGTAGTTCTAAACTTGGGAATAACATCAGCTTCAAACTCTAAGCTACCTAACATTGGACTAGCCTTTTCAAACTCAGGTTGCTCTGCAGAATTTGGAAAATCAAACATCTGTTTTCTATATGCATAAAAAGAACTGGGATACCTTCTATATAAATCATCTTTATCAAAAAGTTCTCCTGCTCTTTCTTTGTAGTCCTGTTGTGTTACATAATCTATCATCGGTGGTTTAGGTGCAGGATCAGTCACTCCCCCTTGGTTAAAGTTAAATGATATCACACCTGCTTCTAAAGCTTCTCGTATAGCATTTTGTCTATACTCATCATCACCAAATGCTTTTGGATCTGTAAACAAATTCATTGACTCTCGCATATTGTCTATCTGTACAAGCCCACCCTCTTTCATTTTTATCATTTGTTTTTCAGGATCAAAGTCAAAGTTAAACTCTATAACTGTTGCAGGTACTTCTCTAGGAGGATTGTTAAAAGTTTGTTTTATCTCATATATCTTTACATCATCTCCGAATCTTTTCTTTAATAGATCCATCAGTAACACTCTTGATTTATTATAGAGATCGTCTTTACCTTTTCTTTTTTCTCGCATACTGTACTTTGAACCATCTGCTCTTGTATATCTTGGTTCATTATAGTCTTGTTCATACTTTTTAAACTCTCTGCTATTAGCCTGAAACCTTCCTAATTTTACCATTTGTTCAGGAGTAGGCTGTTCTCTTAAATTAATTAACTCAGAAGCATTTGGTATAATTACTTTGTTGGTTTTTAATTTTTTAGCAAGCATCATTTGCCCAATAACCATTTTGTACAAAAAGTCTAACTTGTCTGCTATAGGTAAATCGTCTTTTTCTACAGCCCTGTTCAAGCCTTTTGTAATATAGTCATCTTTCTTTAATGGGTTATATGACAAGTCTTCTAATCTTTGATATGCTTCCATAGAAGTTTTTCTTGCTTCAATACTACTAAGAGTATTTTTTAATCTATTCATATCTAACTCGCTAAACACGGTATAACCAAAATCATTTAAACCATTTAAGTAATCTTGTTTTGTAACTTCACGCATTACATGAGCAACAAAGCTTGCACCAAATCTAGGATCTTTTTCTGCTCCATAGTCATCTACTATTTCATCAAAGTCAATTAACTTTAGTTCATTTATTTGTTTCGGATCAAATACATGTTCAAATGGATCAAAGAGTGTAGCAAAATTGCCAATATTTTTTGCTGTTAATTCTCTTAACATTTTCTGTTCTGCCTTATCTATATCTAGTGCTATATCTGATAGATCATTGTATAACTCGTCTAGTTGTTCAGAAAGACCATCATCACCGTATGGATCATTCATTCGTGGATCATTTTCTAAATCTATAATTTCATCTTGTTTTCTATCGTAAGCATCTCGTTCCTGTGTAACAGCATTTTGATTATCTATAAAATTTTGTTCATAGTCAGTAGATATAACTTCTTTTTGTGCAGGAGTAAGTTCATCATCATAGTAACGTCCATAGTCACCTGCATCCTTTCCTACTACTGGCTTATCTTTAGTTTCTCTCCACACAGTAACATTTGTAAGTCTGCTATCAGGACCTGTTGTATCTCCTATAGGATCTACATTTATTTTATGTAAAGCATCTTGTTCTAATGCTCTAGTTAAATATTTACTTAGTTTGTATCTGGCTGCATTTATAGCTTTGTATTGTTCATTTAAATCATCAACAATTTTTTTCATTCTTTTTTTAGTGTCTTCAAAATTATAAGGCAAAGGTTGTGATATGTCTGGATATGCGTCTTCAAAATCAGGTAACTTAAATTCTTCTTGAATTAAATGATCTTGATAATCAGGATGGTGGTCAGACCAAGTAGAAGCTCCTATTTGTCTATCGTCATTTATTTCATCAAAATATCTTAAAAATCTTTCGTTAGCATTCATGTAGGTTTTAATAGAGCCATCAGGATATTTTATTTGCCCTGCATAATTAGTAGGACCATCAGTTAAAAATCTATCTCTCTCACCATCAAGCACTTGTCCTAGTTGATGCCCCTTTCTTATATTTGCACCTCTAAAATAATTAAAGTTATACTGAGAAAGAATATTATTAATCATATCTGTTCTCTCTGTCATGTTAAAACCATGAGCAGCAAAACGTTGCATGAACACAGGTATTGCACTAGGATTTCTATAATTATAACCACTTACCATTGTTCTGGGCATAGCATTTTGAATATCTTTTAATTTTTGTGCATTTAACTTTCTTAATTTTTCGTAACTTTTAAATTGAGAAAAATCCGTTACATCTTCTAATCTTTGATATTCAAATGAATCTCTACGTTCTAAATTTCTCAGAGTTTCATAAAGAGAACTTTGCATATATCGCAGTGTAAAAAAAGGTTGTCTTTCAGCCGAACCTGTTGCATAATTTTTTTCTAACTTATCTATTAATGCACCTAATCTAGGTAACTCACTAAATGCAGTTATAGTGCCACCACTAATATCTTGAGCTTCCTCTCCAATACCAATAAAATTTTTATTAAATACTTCTTTATAATGGTCTATTTTATTTTGTTTCTCTCTTTTTAAAAATGATTGTATCTGTCTTTCAGTTAAACTTTGACCTTTTATTTTAGAACTAGACAAAGGAAAATATTCTTTTAGTTTTTCGCTAATTTGTCTTGGTGAGAAACCTTTAGCAAATAATTGTGATATAAATCTACTCTTGTTGTCATCCATTCTGCTCGTTGCATCTGGAGAGCCAATGTTCATTATACCTTTATCTCTTCCTATGGCATTAGCAACTTCTTCATTTAGTGGAACTCTACCCTCTTTGATTCTATTAAGTAGTGTTGCATTATCTTCCATAAGAAAATATTCAAGTCTTAAATTTTCTTTTAAGCTGTTATAAGATCGAGTGGGTGCTATAAATGAAGTAGTAAACCAACTAGGAGTTGCAGATCTATTTATATTGCTATCTACTCTAACACCTACTAAACTCATAGTCTGATTACCAACCAGAGTTGTCTCTTGAAAATTATCATATGTAGGTATGTTATTTAACCTATCCGTTGTAACATCAACTGTTTTTCCAATATTTTGAAAAAGATCTCCTTGTACCTCTTCAGGCATAACAGCCGAATCTTTAGTTTTATTGTTATACACAAAAGAAGATCTAGTGTGTCCTATAGTATTTCCTTTAAAGTGCTTGTCTGCAAATTTTTGTATTGAAGGCACAGTATTATCTATGGGAGCATGTAAAGTTATTTCAGCATAACCTACTTTCTTATAATCTCCTGCACTTTCATCAATAGGCAGTCTTTGCGACTCTTTGTAAAATGTATCTTTATCCACTCTTATTCTAAATTCAAAAGAAGAAAAGTCTTTTAAAGAATCTAATATTTCTTTTTTTGTAAATTGTTTTTTAGGATTGTCTCTAAATTTTTTAAAAGCTCCTCGCTTCTCCATAAATTTATACAAAGGCATATTTCTGCCTTGAATATTTTTTACATAATAATTTAACTGTTCTATAAAGTTTGCTCCTGATATTGTTTCTTTTCCGTAAAAGGGCATGGATTCAAATGTTTGTACTAAGTCTCCATACATACTTCCAAGAACAGGAGTGGGATCTTCAGGTACTATGATGCTAGATACATTAGGATCTGCCATCTGCTCATCATACACATCAGGATTTGTGTTAGGGTCATTTGCATTTAAGTCAGCCCTATCCTTTGCTTCTTTAGCAACTTCATCCTGTTTTTTAGTAATGATTTGGGGATTGTTTATTAATCCCTGTTTTACAGCTTTACTTAGTAGACCCATTGGAGTTTACATGATCCCTTAGTTGTCGTAATCGTCTTAGCATAGCGATAGCACCTTGTGATCTATGGAGTGTGACTAAATCGTTTGTCTGCTCCATAATAGCGTGGTTCTGTGCTATCAAGAACCCTATATAATCACTGAAGCTGTCCCAGTGGTCCTTGTTGTTGACCAGTGGCTTGAGCTTGCTGTACAGGCTGACCTGTGGGTTGTTTTGGTTGTTGTTGTTGTTCATTTCCTGAAAATCCTTGTTCCTGTGGCATAGGCACTTGACCTGTACCTATTGTTGCACCACCTGCTCCTGTTGGATCTTTTGGATCTGCTCCTGCAGGAGGTGTGGGTGCTTGAGGAGGTTGCTGAAATTTTTTCATGATCTCTGCCTGTAGTGTGGCTTCATCCATGTTGTTAGTTACTTTGTCGGGATCTAAATCTAATGACTTAGCTATCTCTCGTATTACATACTGAAACTTTGCAAAGGGTGCAAGTGCAGGACTAGATGCTACCTGCATAAACTGCATGAGTCTTTGACTACGCACTTCGTTTGCCATTAAACTTTCTGTGCCACGAGCTTTTACTTCTAGATCACCCTTAGTAGCTTTGTCGTAGTTAAACTGCATATTAAATCTAAACAATCCCTCTCCTAATGGTCTAAGAAGATAATCATCTACATTCTTTATAACATTCTTAATACCACCACTAGCAGCATTCATTAACATAGATATACCTGATGCTGTTCGTCCTACTCCCATCACACCAGTTTGTCCGTGTGAGAAGCTTGGTAATCCTGTACTTTCATCGGCAAGCACTCGTGCTTTATCAAACAGTTGCATGTTCTCACCTGCTACGTTTGGAAACTTTGTACCAAAGATGGCTTGTCCGGGTGCGCCCCCTTGTCTTCTGAATATTTTTCCGGGATATACACTTAGGTCTTGTCCGGGAACTAGGTTGGTTTCATCTATCTCTATAAGCAAATTACCTGACATAACAGCATTATCTACAGCCATACGCATAAAACCGTTCATCAATGTCTGTGTATCATCCATGTTCTCTGCAATACCTACACCAAAGAAACTGTATGGATTAAGCTCATAGGGGGCTGCCATGTAAGGTATCTTTGCAGGTTTAAATGGATTAAGAACCATTCTTAACACCTGTCCATTGCATATCCATACATTACACTGCACTTCATCATAGTCTTGTAGTTCAGGTGGTATTTCTACCTGCTCTGTAACTAACATGTCGATATCTACAGTACCCCAATACTCTAACACTTCATATCTATCTATAGCATGTTCAGGTGCATAATCAGATAGATCATCTTCCCAATATTCTTTATTATAGTTTTCACCTAGGGCTATTGCTGTTTCAATAACCTGCTCTCTAAAGTGTGGACGTTTCTTCAATGCACGTAACTGAGTACGTGATAGCTTGTGTCTTTCTATAACATACTGTGCTTCATCCATATTGTTTGCATCAGGATCAGGAAAGAAGTTCCAGACTGACACATGTGAAACTTGTGGTACTGTTTTAAATACAGGTGAATACTCACCCTCTTCATCCCAGTTTGGATATTCTTTATCTACAGCGAAAGGTCCTTTCATAACACCTGTGCCAAACAAAGCCATCTCAAAAGCTGTGCTTCGTAAATGTTTGTTTGCATTAGACTCTTCTAACTGATCATGTATTTTTTTCTGCATGGTTTTAGCTGCTACCATAGCAGGACTAAACGTAACAGAGGTAGGTGTCTTGCCTACACCTTCTTTTAAATTATCTACATCATCAAACTTACCTTGAAGAGGACCTAGATTATCCATCAAAGATTGTCGTGTAGCACCTGCAGGTAAATCTTTACCATCTCCTTTGAACCCATATGGGCTAGACATCTCATCGTTTCTAACTTGTGGTGGTTCTGCAGGATCAAAGCTTACATCAGCCACTACACCTTCTGGTAATTCTGTTGGCTCTACAGTTAACGGAAACTTATTATTAGCAAATAACACATCTATTATCTGACCGTATGCTGCCAGTGTTTTAGTTTTAGTTACCTTTATGAATACTCGTGACTTCTCAGCTTCTGTAAACTGTACATCTGATCCGTACAAACCTCTGTAGTTTCTATAGGCTCTTAGCCATCTCTGCTCATCCTGCTCTCTGTAGTCATCTGCTCGTTTATATCTATCCATAATAAACGATATCATATTTGTGCTTTGCGTTGGGTCAGGCTCATCAGATGCTACATCTTCTACAGATATAACCTGATCATCCATCGTTATTTCATTGTTGTCATCTTCTGCCATATTAATATCCAAATGTTGCGTCTGCTATGGGCATTGAGTTCGTTTGCCGACTTGCAGGATCATAGTCAAATATACTAAACTTAGGTCTTGACATTATACCATATCTTAATGCATCATACAAGTGATCTTCAGATTGTGTATCCACATCTTCGGGATTCTTCTTGTCTATCGGAATAGCAGGAAGTTGCGAAATGATGTTAGTACATGTGCTAAAAAAAACCAAGCGTGGCTCTTCTGTAAATTCATCCGTCTGCAATCTTCTATGTATTTCATTTTTACCTGCAACTCTACTTCCTCTACTTCTATCTGATGGTCTAAACCTACATCCTCTTAGTATCATCTGTTCTGCTAGGCTAGGTCCTGTGTCTCCACGTTTGTGCCAGAGTGAGCTATCTAACACTCCATACTTTATATTACCGTCCTCTGCTTCTGCATCTAATATCATGTCAGCCAGATCTGTCGCTAACACTTTTGATACATACATTTCTCTATACACTATTAGCTGTTCTGACGGAGCAACAGCAAACCAGACAACGGCAGAATAACTTCCATACCCATAGTCACATGCCCGAAACTTAACCCAATTACTAGGTATATGGAAAGGCTCAACCACATGTAGCTTGCGATCAAACTCGGTGAATGCTGCTCCCTCTTTAATATCCCAATCGCCTTCCAGTAGTTGTCTTCTTTGCTGTTCAGGAAGGGATAGAAGCATTGCTTCATAATCTCCTTGAGATGAGAGATAAGGGTTATCTGTAAGTCTAGCAGGTATAAACCTACGTTTGAATAGTGGCTGTCCTGCTCTGCTGTGTCCTGCAGGATACTTGAGTTCTTCTCCACTTTCGATATCTGTTGCATTGAATGCCTTGTTGTATGGTGCAGGGTCTATAAACATCTTCTTGACCCAGTGATGTCCCCTACCTCCGGGGTTCGTTGTAGCTCTCATATACACAGGTAGATCAGGTGATGTAGATCGTAAACGTGATCTCATATAGTTCCAAGCAAATGGTGTTCCCCACTGTGTAAGTTCGTCAAAGCCTATCCAACTAAATGCCAAACCTTGATATCGCAGTACATCATCATCTCTATCAAGGTAGGACATCCATAGTCTTGCACCTGATGGTGCTACCCACTGCATCTTTCGTTCTGACCACTTGATACCCTTCCATATTTTAGGGTAGAGTTCTTGGCTTTTAAATATAAGTTCTCTTAGTTCCTCAGTGGTGTGACGCAAGAGCAACCCACTAAATTCAGGGTGTCCCATATAACGCAAAGGATCTGCCAACATAGCGTAACTCTTGCCGCCACCTGCAGATCCACCATATAAAACTTCTCTTTCATTAGCTGCCAAGAACTCTGTTTGTGGTCCTTCATTTGGTTTAAACACAACATTATGTGTTTCCTGCACAGCAAAATTTTCACGTATTTCAGGTGGTAGCTGTTTCTCCACTACTTTCGTTTCTTGCACCTGTTCTGCTTTCTTCGATTTGCTCGGCTTTTTGGATCGCTTTTTGGGCATAGTCTGCCCATCTGCGTAAGCTGAAAGCTTTGTTCTTCCGTCTTTTTTCATTCTTTAATCGTTTCATTAATCCTACATGAGATATATGTCTGCCACTATTTTTAGTTAACCATAGTGCTACTTCTCTGTAGGAGTATTGTTTAACTAGAGATTTTGCTTTGTGTAATAAATCTAGTTCTTGTTTTATAGGCAACAGCATACTATCATCTGCTGAGTCTAACTCATATCCAAACGGAACTGTTCTAGCTATTCTTGGTATGGGTAGCCACTCTGTTTCGTTATGTAGGTCAAGTGGTTGAGGGAGTTTCCATTTCCCTAGTTCTCTATTTGCCATCTGCCTTTTTCTTTGTTCTTCTTGTTCTTCTCTTTTTTCGTGTGTACTTCTTACCTGTAGCAGAGGTCTTTCCCATAGCTCGTGCTAACTCAGCACTTGCCTTGTTTATCTCTCTGTCATATTCTGCTGTTCCCACTCTACTAGTCGGCTTAAACTCAGCAAACTTTTTCATTGCTGCCTTTTGTTTTGCTGTTACTTTACCCTCAGTCTTTCCTAAATTGTATACAGTCTTTGTAGGTGTTCCTGTTTTAGCTAAAGCGTCTATATCTTTTTTAGTAGCAGTTTTTGTTGTCGTTGTAGTCTTCTTCTTACGTGTCTTACTAGTCGTAGTTTTAGTTGGAAGCTTAGTAGTTGTTGTAGGGGCTATTGTAGCTTTACCTTTATCTCTCTGCTCTATCTCTGGTTTTATTCTATATACAGTCTTAACGTGAGGATTGTTTGGATTCTTTTTTCTAAATGCTTTTACTTGCATCTTAGCTTCAGCTGCTAGTCCTCTAATTTTTGCCTGTGCTTTATACAAAGCTTCTGTATCAGACTTGCTCATTTTTGATAGACCTCTAGCTATATCTGATCTAGCCTGATCTCCTACACCAGATAGTTTCTTCAGTCCTTTCTGTGATCCCTTTTTACTTACCCCTTTTAAAAATTTAAATACCATTGAACTACTCCTCTTTATTCTTAGGTGGCATTAGCATTACACCACCTGATGTTTCTACCTGAACTTTTTCAGTTTTAATTAAACCACTTCTATCTAGTAGCTCTTTGGCTGCAGACATCTTATCACGTATACCTAGCTCTGTTGGATCATACAAACCATTCACAACAGCCATCGCTGCCTTTGGGGCATTACGTGCCATATACATCTGAGTAGCTTCAAGTATCTCTTCTTTTAATCCAGTAGTAACTTGAGAAGGGCTAACACCCTTTGCATATCCTGCAAGCTTTATTGCTTCCCCTATATCCCCATTTGCACCATCAAATAGCACATCTAAAAACTTTTGTTGTTTCTCTGTAAGCTGTCTCATGTCAGCATCTCCATCGTCTTCTAGCTTGTCGTAATCTACTATTTGGATCTTTCGCAGCCTTTGGAAACTTTTTCATTTGTCCTGCACTTCTAGCACAATAAGATTTTCTTCTTGCTGCTCGTTTACCTTTTGGGTTTTTTTCTGTTACTGCTGTTTTTAAATTACCACCTGTCCGTCTATTATATTTAGCTACACCTTTGGCAGTCATACCTGCACCTGACTTAGTGGGTCGCTTATCCCCACTCTTAATAGACATACCTTTCATGGTATCTTTTTGTCTGCCTTTAGATTTTTTACGTCCTGCCATTAGTTCAACTCAAAATGAGGACCATCAATAAATGGAGTCCTACCAGATCTACGTCTTATATCAATATAATTGTTCATAGCATCTTGCATTGGTCTTTCCCACTCAGCTATATTATCTATTGTCCACGCTGCTCCCCAACGTATCCTAGCTCCAGTTTCTTTCGCTGCAGCTTTCATTGCATCTGCTATATCATCGTACATCACGATGTCCCAACTTGGGTCACTGCCATCGTATGCCATTAAATCGACAGCATGTGAATATCCATCTTCCTGCACAAGATGTTTGGATTTCATGGTCTGTGATCTTTTTGCTTCATACAACCTCTTTTGTTCTGCAAGAGAACGAACCCCATAGATCACACCAAAGTCCACTTTGCTCAGTTCAATAGCACGTTTAACTGTATCCACCATTGTAGGATGTACACCTTCTAATTTATTTAAACTTCTTCCCGATAACTTGTACATTTATCTAGTTCCCTTTTTCTTTTTAATAGTATGAGTAAGAAAGCCATTGACACTTCCCCCACGCTTAAACTTAAAATTAAACTTTGCTTTCAGAGCATCTTCAGCACGTTTGATTCCAAACTCCTCTAAGAAGCCCCCTATCTCTGCACCACTCTTGTAGTTCTTATCACGTAGCCTAGCTCTTAAACTTTTCAATGTAGTAACCAGATCTCTAAGTTGATCCTCGTTCATGTCCATGTAACTTCCGTATTGTTCGGGAGAAACAGAGCCACGTTTGTTTGAACCTAGCACATCTAGTATTTCATTCTCTACTTCATCTATTCTAAACTTTAGTTCTTTCTCAGGATCAACTCGTCTTACAGTTTTCTCTTCTTTAATCTCTGTTCTAGTTTCAAGCTTCTGATCCTGCTTCTTTCTTTCTGCAGCTTCTCTGGCTTCTTTATTTTTCTTTCGGGTCATTGCAGCTTTAACTGCAGCTTTTAATCTGGGCATTATTTTTTCCTCATGTTAAAAAACTTACCTGCAGATCGTGTGGCAAAGCTTGCACTTACGATAGCTCCTAACGCAATCTGATACCACTGTGGCATACCTGCAAGTGCAGTAAACCCATCTGCCACTATTGCCCTACCCCATTCACCACAGAAGCTCAGTACTAGAGGAATGCTAAACAAAAGTGTAAGCCATTCGTCTTTCCACGAGGACTGTGATGCCCTCATAGCAGCTAAGTCCCAATCAATCTCACCTGTTGCTTCTTTCATACGAATGGTAGCTTCAGCCTTTTGTATAGCTGTTTTACCTTCGATGTAAGAAGACGCTAGACTAGATACAGAACTTAATATTGTACCTAGCATTACACACAATCACAATCATCGTGGCACTTCCTGTTCCACAATGCGCACCATAGTCTTTTAAAATACTTTCTCATCGTTCTTCTCTTTCCATTCTTTTGGGTTCTGACTTTTCTGCTCCCATCCATATGGCGAAACTGCCTGTCATTGCTCCAGTAATCACGGATATCAATCCTGCTTGCTGTGTGGTCAACTCTGGCTGACTCAAAGCCCATTCGATACAACGAATGTAAACTCCTGTCATAACTAGCATCATTAGTCTTGGTAGTATTCGCCATTTGTCAAGTGTCTCTGGAGTCATCTTTTTCCTTTATAACTTCCTCTACCCAATCACCGTTGTCACCTGTATGTTCACATACTTCACATTTATCGTCTTCAATGTGACTGCCACAAATTTCACAGGTAGGTTCGTAAAGCATTAGTATATTGGTATTCTATCTAAAAGAATCTCATTCTGTTGTGCTATAAATTTATTAATAACATCTTTATTTACACATATAACTCTCTCTACAGGTCTTTGCCCATAGAACTTCCATATTGTTTTTACCAGAGGTGCAGGATTTTCTTGCACAAAAGTCTTGCATTCTTCTACACTATGAAAGTGTCCGTGTTCTGGTTGCTTAAATATAAGTATATCCTGCATACCATTATCGTGTACTCCTAGCATTACTGCTACTGCAAACCATGCTTCAGCTATCATTCTCAAAGTACCCCATGTTATGTAACCTTTCGATAACTTCTCGTTTTTTTAGCAATACCTTTAGGCTGTTTAACGAATTGTTTCCCTGCTGCCTTGCCTTTTCTTTTAGCTCTAGTTGTCGCTGCGTACTCTTGGGGTGATAGAGCTTTGATTGCAGCTGTTGGAAGATAGCGTTCTCCAGTTTGTTTACTCGGCTTACCACTTTTTGTTCTCCATTTTTGCTTTGTCCATGATTTAAGTGACCTTTGACTTTTTGCTAGTGCCATGCTGTTTCCTTAATGTTTCTTTCGCTTTCTTGGCAAGCCTAGATTGTTCAGTTTTTCCTGCAAACCTAGCTCGTTGTTCAAGAACGGTGAGGATTTGGATCTTCCTCGCATAGGGTTTGTTAATCTTTTTAACTTTTGCAATAGTTTTCTTTGCATCTGCTACCGTTGCGTACTTGATACTTACTGTATCCTTAGGATTCTCATCCGTGTAGAGTCTTCTACCACTTCCTTTAGGCTTTTTGCCTGTGCCAACCTTAGGGTCAGCCATTACTTATAGCCCCCACCACCTTTTTTGTAGCGTTGAGCTAGTAATTGTGCCTTTCTTGCAGACCATTGTCCGGGATTACCACCCTTTGACCCTGCTTTTATAGC